CATTTTAAATTTTCAATAGATTCTTGACTCATATCATTTGTTATTATACAATTACAATGAAAACAAAATATTAAATTATTAGGATCAACTTTATTTTCAAGATATTTGTGCATCTTGCAAAAATTAGTTACTTTTATTTTTTCACAAAAAACCATATTATGATTATGATAACTACATTTTGTGTTTTGAATATTTAAATTATACATTATAATTTAGAGTATATATTTCTTTATATATTTTGCGCAATTTTTTTCAGGTAACGAAAAATTTATCAATATATTAAACCAAAAATAATTTAATATATAGAATCTGTTGTAAAAACCATCTATAATTTTTTTTAATTTGAATATGCAGTGCCTGCCATCCCGGACATCACCCTTAATACGTTGTAGTTTTGAGTGTAGATGTTGATGAATGAAGATGAAGAAGATCCTAAGTATTCAGTGTAGCTTGTGGAAGTAGCGTTGTATAAACCAGTTTGGACTTGTAAAGTGGCGTTGTCGATACGAGAGAAGTTGCAAGTGCCAGTTGGTTGGTGATCTTCGGCTTTAAGGGCAAAAGAGTATACGTTGACACCATCAGCAGGAGTGTTGGAGAAGTGTTGAGAGGGTTGAACGTAGTTGAAGTAGTGTCCATCTCTGTCTTGGAAGCGGTCGTGACCGTTTAATTGTAATTTGGCACTGTAAACGGGGTTATCAGTTCCATCAACAAAGTTTCCGTAGTTGAAGTGATCAACAACACTGACAGTTGCTAAATCAAGAACAGCACTAACAGCACCACCAGCAGATAAATCAGATTGTCTCTTGGATAAATCTTCGGGAGTTAAGTTGTTTCTGACAACAATGGTATTGTTTAATAATTCACTTAAACCAACTCCAAGGGTAAGTTGACCACCAGCAGCAGCAGCAGTGGTAGCAACAATTTTGACTTCAATTTTGCCTAATAAAGCAGTTACAGTGGCATTGAGACCAACAAGGGTACCGGGTTCAACGACATCACCAACACTTACAGCGGGAACGGTGGTAACGTTGGCAGCTCCAGCAGTAACAGTAGCCCCAGTTCTGGTAGCTACGTATAAAACTCTGGCAAAGCGGTCAGCAGCTTCTTTCCAAGTGGAAGCACCGGCAGCCCAAGCAATCCAGTTTTGACGAGTAGCGTGTCTTTCAAGATGGGGAGCCCATACTAAGTATTTGCAAGGGTGATTGAAGTTAAGTCTGTATTTAGCAGTGGCAGCAGTTAAGGATTCAGAGCCAGTGAATTGTAATTGTTCGATTAAGTATTCATGAGAAGCTTGAGCGAAGCGTTTGCGTTCTTCAGAATCTAAGTATACATAGTCGATTAATAAGTAAGAATCACTCATTAAACCAGTGCCAGAGGGGGCAACACCGGAATAGTTGACTAATCCAGAGAAGTCTCTGAATTTAAGAGTGACGCGAACGTCGTGGTATTGTAAGGCAATTAAAGGTAAGGCTAAACCGTCGTTGCGGTTAAACCAGAATTGTAAAGGAACGTACATTTGGTAGGCTCTGATAGGAGTTGAGTCAATGTTGGAGAGTTCGGGAACGTCACCAATCATTTTAGCATAACCACGTTCTTGACCGGATTTGTGGGTCAATTCGTACCAGATGTTTAACCAGTCACCATAGTGTTCATCGATTTTGGAACCTCCAATTTCGATTTTGCATGATTCGACCATAGCGTGACCTAAACGTCTGACATAGCCCCATGTAGCTCCTACTTTGGTAGCTGCGTTTAATTTTACGGCAACATACATGTTAGTGATTAAATCACCGTTTCTGTTGATGTTGCAAGTGACAGTGCGACCGAAGTCGGCAGCACCATTCCAGGTTTGTTGAATTGGTTCAACGGAGAAGTTTGTGTGACGTCTGTAGACGACTTTGAAGACTTTTTTTTATATTACCATCAGAATACATCATAATAGTACATAAAGCTAATAGTTTCCTATTAGAGTAGACTATATCTTAAGCTCTTATTAATAAGAACCCATAACCATTTAGTCGTTGAACTGCAATCTAATTTTTATTTAAATATTTAATTGCTAAATCAAGTTTTTTTTCAAGAGATAGCTTTTTTGATGTGAAAAATTTATTTTTAATTGTAGGATGATTTGATACTACATAACCAGGAGATTGATAATTTGATGGATTACCTACGTAAAAACTTATATACATTGGTAGATCTTTATCATATTTTTTGTGTGAGAAAGATAATTTTTTAACATGATCTTGATTAAGATGTAACCCATAAAAATGATGGTTTTCTTTAGTTTTACTAATACTAATTTTTTTTTTAGTATTTTCAGACCTAGGTTTACCAAAATTTGGATTATTAATTCTTTTCTTACTATCAGACATTTTCTTTTTTGACACATCGGACATTATTTTATTTAATGTACCACCTGTTTGCATATTATAACCATTTGGACTTAAAGAATTATATAAATTTATATAATGTTCTTCTTTTTCATCTAAATCGTTATTATCAATTTTTCGATATAATTATATTCAAATGATTTAATACCATATTTATTAATTGCTAAATGTATAGCTGACAAACTTTTAGAAGAACTTGAATTTGAAAAATGTTCATTAATTCTTTTTAAGTAATCTCTTTTTGTTTGACCAATATAGTATTTGTTATTAATTTTATTTTTAATATATCCCATATTATTAAAATAATAAATTTCTTTTTAAATATTTATAATTAGATTTTGGCTGCGGATTATCCAATCTTATAAATTTTTGCTGTACCCAAGTTTTTTATCTTGGCCATTAAAATATCACTATTTTAATTTAGCATTATAAGCTCTAAGGAAGTTCCCGCAATTTGATTATGTTGCCATTTGTTTGGGTGGAAAACAAATGACTAGCACTTGAGGATTTCTACGTGAGACCTCTAATGTATTTACCCAATCTTATCTCAATTTGATTGGACCAGTGCTTTTCAACTCTCTTCTTTTGTCATCGTAAAATCAGAAAGTAATTTGAGGATTACCGCTTAAATAGACGTCTTGAGCGCCATAAGCGACGAGTTGCATTAAACCACCACCCATTTAGATATATAATTAGGGATAGAAATTTTTCTAAATAATTTTTTAATTAAAAACGAATTTATACATTTTGAAACTTAATATTTCTATAATATTTTTTTCTATTTTTTTAAAAAATCCGTTTTTTCTAAATGTTTTTTGTAATTATTAAAAATTTTTTATATTATCAAATAATATATTTAAAGTAATTTTTTAATATACAATTAATAATTGGATGTCTAGTACCAAGAAAACTTCGAAATACAAGGAAAATAAACAATCTAATGTAAAAGAATCTAACACCCTGGATAATAAACATAGAATTATGGTTAAATATTTCTCTCAAATGCGAAATGATAAAGATGACATTTCTCAGCAAATTATAAATATTAATCAAGAAATCAATTCTATGGATGAAAGAAGAGATTCATTTACATTAGAAGATATTAAACATCGAGCCCATTTATTAGATAAAAAAGACTCACTAGAATTACAAATAAAATCTATATCTAATAATTATGATGAAATGGATTATTATGATAATGCTGGTGATTTAATTTCTGATTATTATGAAATGCGTGATACTAAAGAAGTTCAAGTAAAAGAATCAAAAAATATTTTGGAATTTTTATTTACTAAAAAAGAAAAAACTATTATTAATCCAGATGAAAATAAACCTGTAAATAGAGCCAATTTGTTTGAAAAATATTGTCAAAGAGTTGATGGTATTAGAATTAATCATGATGATGGTTCTAATAGAATTAAATATTGTACTGAATGTAAAATTGAGAAAATTCTTGATATGACTGAAAGTGCTTATATTTGTCCATGTTGTGGAGACAGTGAAATGATTATTTTAGACGAAGATCGTCAGATTAAGGATTATTCACCATATAGAAAAGTCAATCATTTTAGAGAATGGCTTAATCAATTTCAGGCAAAACAAAGTCCTGATATTCCTGAAAATGTTTTTATTGATATTGTTAAAGAATTAAATAAAAGAAGAATTACCGATTTATCAGTATTAGATAAAAAGAAAATGAAGGCAATATTAAAAAAATTAGAATATAATATTTATTATGAACATGTTGCATATATTATAAATAAATTAAATAATCTTCCTCCACCTAAAATTACTCGAGATATGGAAAAATTATTTATTAGTATGTTCTTTAAAATTCAAGATCCATGGGAAATGTACAAACATCCTGATCGTAAGAATTTTTTATCTTATTCTTATGTTCTTCATAAATTTTGTGAATTATTAGAATTAGATCATTTATTAGATTGCTTTCCATTACATAAAGATTCTGATAAAATAATGGAAAATGATCAATTATGGGAAAAAATATGTAAACATCTAAAATGGGAGTATATTAGTTCCTTCAAGTAAGAAACTAATTCAGAGTTTTGTTTACAAAACTGTATATTAGTTCCTTCAAATAATATTTCATATTTATTATTAAATAACAGTTCATTTGAGTAAAAATTAAATTCTAAATTAAGTTAATTATGAACCATATATTGTACAATATATCTTTATTAATACTAGTTGTTGGTATTATTTTAATGACTGTTTATATTACTAAAGCTTCCAATAATGGTTATCTAACTTATCATCAACAAATTTTAAATAAAAGATCAAAATTAACTGAGAAACCTTATCAATCTATTTATGATTATAAGGTTAATAAGGAATATCAAAAAATGTTTTCTCAACCATCAATTTGGATGGGTTATCAAGATTTTGATGCAAAAGATAAATCACAAAAAATATTTGTAAAATAAATTTATTTAAAGAATAATTAGATTATAAATCTAATGTCAAGAGTGGATTATTTAACTGAAGATTCGATTCTACCATTGGATCAAAAATATGTCTGTTTATCATTTTTAACAGATAAGGATAATAAGACTACATTATCGGGTATTAAAATTCGTGGTGCTTTCTCAAAGTACGAAGAAGCTTGTGAACATTGTAAAAAACTACAAGCTATTGATCCAGCGTTTAATGTTTTTGTTGGTGAAATGGGTAAATGGTTACCATTTGATCCTAATCCAGATTCTCAAGCTGTTAAAGATTCAGAATATGCAAATGAAGAATTAAATAAAATGATGAAAGGTTATCTTGAGAACCAAGAAAAGGCTAAATTATATCACGAACAACGTAAGAATGAAATGGTTAGAAAGAATATTTTAGACAATTTACAATCCAGACAAGATACTATTAAAGATTTGAAGAAAAAAGTAAGCAAAGCTAAAGATGCTACTGAAGTAGAAAGTCTTGAAAAGAATATTCTTGAAATTGAAAGTCAAATTAAAAAGATGGAAGAAAAGAAATCAGAATTGGATACTGAAATTGAAAATTTAAGCAATCAAGTAAAAAATACTAGTACATCTTCATCAGAATTAAATGGTCCTAAAATTATTGGTGATAATTAATTTAATTATATTTATAAAAATATAATTAATTTTTAACAACTGTGACACGTACTGAATTTCTTTTCCTAGAAAATAAACTTTCAGGATTAAATATTTCTAAACGTTTGTTCCACTGTGAATCATATGCTTCATCATGAAATCTTCTAAATTTATTACATCCAACATTAAATGTAGGTACTGGTTTAGCTTTATACCAAAAAACTTTATCAGTAATATTTTTACTATGAACTCGATTATTAATAACCATCATTCCATAATTTTCTGTTAAATCTGAGAAGACTTGTTGGAATATATCAAAAGTAGGAAACATACCAGCATAATGTTCATATAATTTTTTTCTATTATTAATTGTATCTTCAGCTAGTAAAAAAATATAATCAAAGTTTGATCTCATTTCTGGAGGAATACCAACTGCATATTGCATTGTTAATATAAATGATAAATGATGATGTCTTCCATTAAAAAACATCTCAGCAATATTTGGATCTTTTATCCATCTTTTGTCACTCATACAATCATCCATAATTAACATAATAGAATCATCCTTTGGTTTTTTACCATCTTTAATTCTTTTTTTATTATCTTCATTCATTCTTGATTGTCTTTCATATATTCTAGTTAAAATATCACTTGAATATTCTGAATATATATAAGAATCTGGTATAAAATCAGTATAAAATCCATTTAATTTTTCAGTTCTACTAATAGCAATAGCAGCAGCTAAATTCTTTTTTTGGTACATAATTTCTCGAGTCAAAAAAGATTTACCAGTTGCGCGTTTAGCAATCATAGCAATTGTACAATGATCAACCATACCATGAATATCAAATCTCTTAATTGGTAATTTCGCAGTACCAAATCCTACTTCTTTTGTTGCCATTAAATTAAATTAGAAAAAAAAATTATTTTATTTTAATCTATCGAATAAAATAAATATATTTTAATAAATTAATAAATTAATTCGGGATTTTCATTGTTCGTAGTATTTTGATACATAAATACAATGCCACGAGTTTGAGCCATTTCAATAAATGAACTTCCAACTGGACCAACATTTGCCATACCGTGTAAAATGCTAACAGGTTTACGATTTTTGAATGTTTGAGTAGCGGTATCAAGATAAGCATCTGCAACAGAAATTGGATCATATTTAAAGAATTCTGTACTTACTGTTTGATTGTTAGGGTGAATCATAAAAATGGCAGAGGATCCAACAACAACATTTTTCTCAGTCATATTTCTATTGAGTTCTGCTAATACAACTGAACGAAGTTGGTAAACATCACCTCTAATTTCAAAAGAAGTTTCAAAATTAACAATTTGATCATTGATGTGTTCAAAACCAGATACAGTTAAAGGCATTCTTGAAATGCTGAATGGTTGCATATCATTGAATTTAATAACGTTGGCACGTCTGTCAACAAAGAAGAATAAAACTCCACGAGAATAAATTAAAGATGTGTGACGGGGAACAAGGGTACCATTTTCTAAGAAGAATTGATGTTGTTCTAAGGCTTCATTTAAGTCTCTAGGTGAATCATCGGTAATGGATGATGGAAGTCTAAAATTAATCATGGGAACAGCTGTGACTAGAGGGCGAACATTTTGTTGATAAGGATTCATGTTTACAACTTGGTATACTGGAGTAGTTGCAACAATTGTTGGACGGAAAGAAAAAGTAGACAATAATCTCTTTAAGATAGTTCCATCATAACGACCATAAACTAAATCAGGAGTGTCGTGTTTGTTGAGTCTGCACATATCTACCATTCCTACAAAATCACGGAATTGTGCGTTATAATATTGACCATTACGTAAACTTAAAACACTGTTCCATAATTGATTTTGAATTTGAGCACGATTTAATAAATCAAGCATAGTTGAACGACTATCGCAAACAACATCATTAGGATCTTGAGTTAAAGCATGAAATAATTCATAATCTGGACGATTATTTAATCTTTCATTGTTATAACGAGATTTGACAATACCTGCAATATTAGAAAATAAAAAGTGATACTCCAATTGTTCAATTTTAGGCATGAACATAGCTGCAATAACAGGATGAATTGAATCTCCTGGACGATGACCTAATTCAGGTTTGTATTCACCGGTTAAAGCTTCAAAATCACAATCATTATATTGCATAGATTGTAATAACACTTGTGCATGAAGAGGTCTTGAACTGGCATATAATTTTAAGATTTCTTGTAAGTGTTTGTAATCAGTATCATCTAATTTTGAAGAAAAACCTTGATAATCAACATTAACAGAACCTAAAACTTTCATCATGTTAGTAGCAGGTAAAATAACTTCAGGTGATTTAAGTCCTACTAATTCTTGTTCATAAATACGTTGAAATTCAGCAAATTCATCTTCAGATAAACCATGTTTTACTTTAAATAAACGAGCTTTTTCTAATAAAATATGAAAAGGATAGTGTTGGTTTGAATATCTTTCACGAATTAATTCTGCAAATTTTTTAGCTTTTCTGGTAATCATAAGATGCTTTTCAATATAAGCTTTTTGAATTTTATCAACTAAATCTGAATCATTAAATCTTTGTCTTAATTTAACAAAATCTTCTGTTGAAATTTTACCATTGTTTTTACGAAATAGTTTTTGTACTTCATCATCTACTGAACTGTTATTAGAAGGACGATTTCTATTTTTGACATCAGAGGAATCCATTTATATATATATTGGATTAGAAATTTTTTTTAAATTTTATATTTTTTAAAGTTTTTTATAAACAAATATATAATTTTCTTTAAACATTTATTAAAATATCTAAACCAAATATGATTAATATCTAAATATAGTAAATTTTCATTATAAAGAATTAATATTAATATTTTATATATGAATAATAACGATTTATGGATTAATAAGTATAAACCGTTAACATTAAATAAAATTATTGGCAATGTTAATCAAATTAAAAGTATAAAAGAATGGATATCTAATTTAAATAATAGCAAGAGTCAAGGTATAATTATATCAGGTAACCAGGGATTGGGTAAAACATTAACTATTAAACTACTGCTAAATGAATTAAATTATATTCCAAGAATAATAAATCCTAATGAAATTAAAGATCATAGAATATTAGATGATTTTAATGATTATTATAATTTTGTTAATTCCGTTTATTCAAAAATAAATTTTAATGATAATAAAACCAATAAAATAGCATTAATTTTTGATGAAACTGAAAATATTACATTAACTAGTGAAAAAAAATATATTATGGATATTTTTAAAAATAATAATAAAATAAAAAGTTTTCCCCTCATTTTTATTTCTAATAATCAACATTCTAAACTATTAAATGACTTAAAAAAAAGTTGTAAAGAAATTTTATTTACAAATCCAACTAATGAAGAATTAAAACAGTTAATTAAAAGTATATCAATATCTGAAAAAATAACTTGGGAAAATGATATAATTATGGACAAATTAATTCTATTTGCTCAAAATGACATTAGAAGATTAATTAATTTATTTCAAGAATTATCTTATCATTTAATGAATGGTAAAGTTACTAATTCTAAAATAGATGAATTTATTGAAAAATCAAGAGAAAAAAATATTGATGTTGGATTATTTGATTCAACAGAAAGAATTTTAAATAACTATCTAGATTATGAAACTATTATTAAATTATATGAATCTGAAAAAGTATTATTACCCTTAATGATACATGAAAACTATTTAAAAAAAATTTTAAATAAATCAAAAGATTTATGGCAAAATATTATATATAATATTGTTAAAGTTTCTGATTCACTATCACGAGGTGATAACATTGAGACAAGTATATATACTGATCAAAATTGGTATCTTCAAAATATACATGGTTTTTATACATGTTTAAATACATCTTTTTGGATAAATAAAAATAAATCAAATTATAAGATTATCAAAGAAGACATAAAATTTAGTTCTGATTTGAATAAAACTTCTCTAAAAAATATTAATAGAAAAAATATTATTAATTTATCAAAAATAATTAATAACAAATCAAATAATGAAATTTTAATGTTGAATAAAATTTGTAATCATTTAATACAAGAAGGTAAAGAAGATGAATTAATTAAAATATTAAATGGTTACAATAAAGATATATCAATTAAAGAAATAGAGTTATGTTTAAAAATAGATAAAACAACTGAATTTAATACTTTAGCATCTAAAGATAAAAAAAGAATAAATAAACAGATCAAAATCTAAATATATTTTTCTTTAGTATTTGTTAATGTAATAAATTGAATATTTTGATCAGAATTTATAGGATTAAAATAAAATAAATCATTAGATAAATATAATAATAATTCATTTATCCAAGTGATCATTTTTTCATTTGTTATTAATATTACATCTTGACTTAATAACTGATAATAAAATGATATTTTTGGATCTGAATCATCTTCAAATAAGTAATCTGAAGCTTTAATTTTTTTTATATTTTTAATATGTTTTTTATCAACGCCTGGTATAGAACTTGCCCATATCCATAAATTAGTATAAGGTTGATAAATACCATAAAAATTATAATTTCCTACAACTACTAGTTTATTATTATCATAAATACCCATTTGATTTTTTTTATTATTTTTTAAAAAATCAATTCTATATTTTTTACTTGAACTTAATAATTTAGTAATTTCCTTATTTTTTTTTTCATTAAATTGTTTTATTTTATCAAGTAATTTCATTATTAATACTTTAGAAAATAATAAAAAATATATAAAATCTAATATATATATATAATGCAAAATCAAAAGAAAATTAATAGTAATTTAATTCTAGCTACAGTATTATTGGGTTCTATTTTATTTTATTTATTTGTTTTACCATCACTTCAATGTAAACAAGAAAAAGATTTAAATAAAGTAAAAGAAAAATTTGTTAACAGTTCTAATGTTATACGTAAATTAGATCAAAATATGTGTTCTAAACAATGCTGTAATCATAGTCAGTGGCCTGTTTCTCATGATGCTAAATCTGGACCTATTCCTAAGGATAAATTAAAAAATTATATTGGAACTAATTTAACATGTAATTATGGTAATGGTAGTGGTTGTTTATGTGTTACCAAAGATGATTTTAACTATTTAGCAAATCGTGGAGGTAATTCTGGAAATAATATGTGTCAATAATTTAATTAAATTTTTTATAAAGTAATTTAATGAATTTATTAAATTTAACATCATATTCATCATTATTTATACAATTAATTACTGGTATTGTTGGTATTAAAGGTTTAAGTTATAAACTAGATGAAAAAGATGAAATCTTAAAATCAGCTCTCAAATTAGAAACACTGGTACAATTAATAGAATTTATTTTTTATTTATATCTTGTTTATAGCATTCATAATAAAATATTACCAAATAATATTACTTCGATTAGATATTTTGATTGGGCTATTACTACACCAACTATGTTATT